GGATAATGTTATTTACTTTAGTGTAATCTTTAATTGGGGTTTCTATTCCTTCTTTTAATGTAGTTGGTGTCATATAAGCACCAGGTGTTGAAGGTGTAGAAACAAAATCCCAACATAATAAATCGAAATCTTCTTGTACTATTAAAGTACCATTAGCATTTTCTTCTACTGAACCCATTCCTCTAGAAGAAATTCCTACTGTAATTCCACTACGGAATAATTCTTTAAGTATATTACCTGCTGGGGTAGATAATACTTCTACTTCACCCATTACGGTATCTCCATCCCACCATACTTTTTTAATATTGTGGGATACATTATTTAAGTTAATAACAGACGATTCGGGGTGATCTAATTCACCTAATGCTCTATTTTCTTTAATTGGGCCTTCTATATATTTTTGGATTTCCCTTTCAAGAATTTTTCTTTCGTAGATACGACCATTTTGGTTTTTAGTACCGGCTTTTTGAAGTATACCTTTAACAACTAAAGGACGATTTTCTTTAATTGATGCTTCTACTAAAAGTCTATCGACTTTAAATGGGATATGTTCTACTAATAATTGGCTCATTTTCCTTGTCCTCTATAGGCTTTTTGATAGTTTTTTGAATTTTTATGCTTACTAGATTTAGTCTTAGCATGTATACCAGGGCGGTTTACCTTAGAACCACCTTTACTAAACTCAAATGCATTAATTTTTTTAGCCATAACTTATTTTTTTAAGGGTATATATCCAAGGCGCTTTGATTGTTCAAGACCTCTATTTTTTGTTTTTTTTCCTTTTCCTTTAAATGCAAAAGGAGTAGCATAAGCTTCACCAGAACCTGCATTAAAAGAAGCACCAGTGCCTGTAGTATTAACTTCCTCTAACTCGGTTTTAATGAGTTCACGAATTAAATTTCTCAGTTCGTCTACTTTCATTACTGAGCAGCTTTAAGTTCATTGACCAATTCATAGTAATTAAGAAGATTAATTACATTATCATCATGAACCGAAGATTTTTTGCAAAGAGGTTTAATTAAGTTTTTAACTTCAGTAAGTTTAATTTTGGTGACTTGATCAACATTTTCAGCTAATATTTCTAACTCAGCTTTTACAGCAATAATTTCTTCGTTGATAAATGCTTTTAATTTAGGGCTGTTAGAAACGTTATAAACGTATTCTTTAAGAAGTGTTTTTTGGTTGTCTGCTAATCTAGAGTACTTATCATTAAACTTTTCCATTAACATCTTATATGTTAATGCTCTAGTTTCTTTATCAAACTTCTCATATTCTTCCATAACGATTTCCTTTTTGGGTTTGTTTGGAAGGTTTTTATTTGTAATATGTTCTAAAATAGCTACTTTAGAATTTACAATTGACATAGGGTTAGCGTCTTGATTTTCTAATAGATTGTAGACACTAGCATATACTTTATAATTAGGAATTTTTGCTTTGAAAAAATCCTCTATATTATAGGTTTCTTTAATTTCTCTAACTAAATTGTATCTTTCTCTTCTTAAAACAGACTTGTTAAGTTTAGAGTGAGCGTCTATTAACGTTTCAATGAGAACAGTAGCGCTTGCTTCTTTTTCAAATCTTTTATTAAGTAACGCATTATATATTTGGTACTCTTTTACAAGAGCAGAATTATTACCAAAAAACTTTCTTAAGATACCTACAGCCTTTGGTTGGGAATTTGAAATAGTCTCCGAAGTGATTTGTCTCGTCAACAATTCAAATAATATCCCTGTATTTTTGTACTTGGAATGCTTAGGTTTCATGCATGAATTGATTTATTCTTATATAAATATGTAAAGATTCTTAAAAGATTATTCCTTTATGATGTTTTCTTCACTTAACATAGATGTTTTACCCTCCTCAGATAAAAGTTGTTTTCCTTTTAATCTTCCTAAAGATAATTTTTTAAGTATTCTTGAGTTTTCTTCAAGAGCAAATGTAGAAACATTATTTGTTCTTTTAGGTTCATCGTCAGCTGTTAAGCCAGATTTTCCAAGAGGGTCACGACTAAAATTACCTTTATCTGAACCAAAATCACTTAATTTTGTTTTAGGACGTCCCGGCTCCCTTTCATCATACCCACTAGGTACATCACCTCTATCTTTAATCCTATTATTAGCATATACATTTGCTAAATCATGAGGAGTACCATATGATTCGCCTGATTCTATAGGGTCATTACCTTCATTTTCTATTTGATTAGTACGGAAAATATGAGCGGCATCATCAAGTGCTCTATTTCTCTCATGGTCGATTTCATCTTCAGATAAATTAAATACATTTTTATAAATAAAGTCTGTGGATAAAATCTTTTTATCTAAAATTGAATTAGATAATTCGACTTTAGATTTATATAATTCTACTTTTTCTTGTTCAAATACAATTGAAGGACCTGTAAGTGATAATTCAAAATCTACTAAGTCTGAATCTGTAAATCCTTGGGTATATAAGTGAACCAATGCTATTTTGTTGAGCTCAGAAACGATTGTTCTTTGTAGGCGTTCAATTGTACGAGCAAAACGAATATCCATAGCTGCTAGTGTTGATTTGCCTTCAAGATTTTCATCGTATCCTAAGAATGCTTTTGGAATCTTGAGAGCAGCCAGCATTCGGTTTTTTAAATATTCAATATCAGTTGTGCCGTCATAATCGAGGCCTTTTGTTGTTTCTATTTTAGTTGATGCATCGTTACCTCTAACTGGGATATAAAAATCCTCAGTCATATTTTGAATATTGAATTTTAAGTTATAGTCACCAGTGCTTTGATCTACGTATGGAGTTTTTTTCATTCTGGCAACAGTACGTTCCATAAATTGATCAATTTCTTGTGGTGGAATACCTCCTACGTTCATGTAGAAAATTCTTTTTTCGGGAGCGCGCATAATTCTGTGAATAAGCATCGCATCCTCCATCAAAATTAACTGCTTAAATACCTTACGAGCGGGTTCAAGATATGAACGGCCATAAGGAAGATAGTTAGCGTCTGACAATAGTCTGAAGTGAGCAACCTCGTAATTTTCGAGTTTCATTTGGTCGCTTCTTCTAGCACTATAAGTCTGACTTTGTGACAAACCATTAGGATCTAATACAAATTGTACATAACTAGGGTTTTCAGGGTCCATACCTTCTTCTCTTACTACCTGATATACAGAAAGTGGTAAGGCGTTGTAAACACCGAATTTTTCAGAGATTTGAAGGTGAAGATAAAAATCACCATACTTACACATTTGACGAACCCAAGATGGTAGGTTAAATTCAACATTTAATACATCGTAAAATAAGTTGTGTAATACACGCTTTACGTTGTCGTTTGAGGATTTGATTGTCAATACATCTCCATATTCATTTTTGAGAGTTGATTCTTCTGAAATAATATCAAGTGCAGGAGCAATTAACGAATCGTAGTCCATCGCCTCGTAATCGCTGTAAAGCTGGAGGCGCATAGATGAGTAGTTGAGTGTAGGGTTGTATTGAAGTGACGAACCTACAGGTCTGTGTAATCTTGTGAATCTATCGTAAAGTGAGTTTGACTCTAAGTTACCATATTTTTGGATACGATCAGTATCCATTATTTTGAGTTGGTTACCTCCAACGTTTCTAATAATAACGTCATTTGAGAATAACCTTCTTAATCGTGTAAATAAGCTAGTATCTGCCATATTTATGGTTTATAATGTGTGTATAAATATTTAACCTAAAAGCCAAGACAAATCTTCATTTTTTCCATTTACATTCCATTTATAAGCATCTTTAGGATCATTAATTTGTGTAGAACTAAAAAATGGATTATAAGCTGCTTTGGTTGTATTTTCAAGCATAGCTCGAGTTAAGTCAACCCCATGTTGAGCAAATTTTAATGCAGTATCTCGCACATAACACGCAGTAGCTATAGACATAATTAGGTCATCATTATATCCGGTTTGAGCTTCTGGGCGGCCGTTTTTCCAGACAAATGTTCTTAATTCATCTAATGTACGTCTTGATTGGATTTGTATACTTTGTTCTTTAATATATGCGTCTAATTTAGCAATAGTTAATGGTCTAGTTTTAAGTGACATTGTAAATCCAGGTACCATTTTAGATTTATCTATTAAATCATATCCCCTAGCAATGTATGCTTCAGCATCGCGGGTAAATTTTTCGTCTTTGGGGCTGTAGTATAGGTTTTCATAACCCATATCAATTACTTCTTGAATTGCAGCCCAACCAATATTTGCGTTTTCAATTACAAGTAATGCTTTATTGTATTCGTTTGCTATATTATATAATATTCGACCAAAATCTTTTGTGGGAATTTGGTCTTTAAATTCAGCTACCTGTGTACAAGTTTCAATGTCTATAATGTGAAACGCAGAATAGTCTTTTGAATCACCTCTTGCTACGTCAGCTACAACCATATATTGCCTTGAATAATCTGGATATTCCCAAACCCATAAACTTTGATTCATACCACGTTTCTCAAGTGGATCTTTAAGCATTGTAGTTTCTATATAATTAAGAGTTTCTGGAGGGAATACTGTATCACCAGAGGTTGTAAAATCGCAGTCACATTCTTGTGCAGCCATTCTTTCACCTAATTCATCATCTTGTTTATCTCGCCATTCTTGATTTCGTTCTGGATGTACAGTCCAAGGTAATCTAATAGGTGTAAATCCACTTGTACCGTCTTGTGCTTTAGTCCACATTCGGTGGAACCAGTTACCTGTTCCGTTTGGTGTAGATAATACAATTGCTCTACCACCAGTTGCGAGTGTTTGTTGTGCTGAACCCCAAATCTCTTCAATTCTATTTTCTTCAATAAACGCAGCCTCATCAATCACTAGAAGTGAAATTGCTTCTGATCTACCAGCATCGCCTGCTGCTGATACTGCTTTAATTTGGGATCCATTTTTAAGTCGTAGTGATAGTCGGTTATTTTCTACTGTGGGTAATTTTAACCAACTAGGTAACTGATCATACATAAATCGTACTTTAGTTACTAGGTTTTTAGCTGTTTCTTGTTTTGTTGCTATTACAAGGATATTTTTATCTTTTTGAAACAACATCATATGCAAAGCTATACCTGCTGAGAGAGTCGATATACCAAGCTGTCTTGATTTTAAGATAACTGATTTATCGTGCTTGTTTAGTAGAGTTAATACCTTTTCTTGGAATGGGTATAAGTTAAATTGTGTGCGACCTCTTGTTGGGTGTTGAATCCAACAATATTTTTTCATAAAATAGACAGGATCGCTCGCAGATTTAACGAACTCTTGTTTAATAATTGATTTAATGTCTGCCATCGTATATACGTAGCTAAAAAGAAAGGGAGCCGAAGCTCCCTTAATTCTTATATTTAGTTAAGTTAGTTACCAAATTTAGCTACTTTAAGATAATCAATTTTTCCAGGTTTACTAGTAAATTCTTTTCTATCAAGGCGAGCCATTAAATATTCTTCAGCACGTCCCCCCATTACTGTAAACCATATTTGGGTTCCTTCTAACTGAAAACCTCCTATTAATTGAGCTCCATCGCCAATGTTTTTAGGAGCATCTTTGTATTCCTCACCTGTCCAGAAAAACCAAAATTCCTGTGGTCTAGAATTAAAATCAATGACTTCTTTATTATCTTTCCCTACTTTAAAATTTTTAACATTCAAACGAGGCCATTTACCTGTATTTAAATATACTTTATCTGGGTTACTTTGTAATAGCTTTAGTAATTCTTCGGGAGCTATTTTTTCTTCTTTAAGGCTTAGTTTTTTTTTGAATATCACTTTCAGTGATTAAACCAGCTAATTTTTGCATGCGAAGCATAGATTCGTTAAGTTCAAATGTTTCTTCTTCTAAGTCGATTTCATCAATGGCTGTGTCAAATATATCTTCACCAATAGGAGCATCTTCATCTACTACTGGTTCTTTTTTCTTTTCGACTTTACCTTCCATTTTAGCTCTTTCTTTTTCGAGCTTATCTTTAGCTTTTTCAAGTTCTTTGAGTTGTTTACGAACTTCTTTAACAGCATTTCTATCCATCATATCAGCGAATTCATTATCTTCGTCAATGCGAGTTAAACGGCCATTAGTTTCTTCGATCATTTCAGCAATAGCAGCTAATTTGGTTTCAAGTGCTGCAACGCGTCCTTGATTTTCGATTTCTTTCATCTTTTGAGCTAATGGATTTTTAGCTTCTTTGATTTGCTGTTTGATATATTTTTCTAAATTTGTCATTTTGTTTTCATTAAGTGAAACTGAGCTACTACTTAATCCTAATGTTTTAGCTAAAGATTTTGCTTTACTTTTTACACTGTCACCTGCTGATTTGTATAAATCTTTAAGAGTACCTTTTAAATCTATATCTATAGTTCCATCAGCTACAGATGATAAAACAGCTGCGATAGGAAGACCTAAAATCCCTGCTAACATATAAAGTCCATTGACAGCTTCAGCTCCATATTGTCCTACTAATTCAGCTGCTACTTCATCTAATTTTTCTTTTTCTTCTGGTCGATTATCAGATTCTAGAATCGCCTTTTTAATGTAATATTCTTTTAATTCACTCATAGTATTTTCGTTTAAATCATATTTTTCTAATTCACTCATAGTTTGTGGTTGTTTTGATGATAAATATTGTTTAACTGAGGAAACAATTTCTTGGTATTCTTTTTCAGTATTAACGTATGGTTTAAATTCGTCTTCTATTAATTCTAAAATTGTAGGTTCATGTAAAAACATCTTATCATCTTCGGGAAGTTGTTTATGAAATTCAGTTAAAAATTTATAAACTTCTTCTAAAGTAACTTTACCTTTAAGACTATTTTTATCAACCCAATTTACAGCATCTTTTAACTGATTCGCTGTTTCTTTATCACCATCACCACTATAATCTTCAGCTGATGATTTTAATTCTTTTTTAATATTATCCATTAAGTCTTGTTCATCGACATCAATGGGTAATTTTTCAGGTGTTTCTACCTGCGAAAAATCAAACTCGAGTTTTTTTTTTGATTCTGAAACTTCTTCAGAATCGTCTTGTGGTTGTTGGACGTTAATTAATTTAGCCTTATATAATTTCATTTTAAAGGCATTAGCCTGAGCTGAGTTTTTAAACCCAACAAAATTTTGAATATCACTTTGAGTAAATCCTGATGGGTTAAGTAATAATTCAGCAAATTGTCTTAATTTAGCTTTATCAATATTACCAGCTTCATCTGTAAAGAAACGTTTTTGATATTTTTTAGCTCTTGATTTAAAACCAACGTTTTGGGTTTTAGTTAATACATTGCTAATTCTTTCCATAGCAGCGGTTAATCCATCTACTCCACCTTTTCCAACAAAGTGTTGTAATAAAGCTTCTAATTTAGGAGTAGCAACCCAAGTTTCTTTTGGGCGAGCCATTTCTTCAACGTATGAAGGATCAGGACCAAATATAGGATCTGGTGATAAATCTTCAATACCAGGACCTTCTATTTCATCATCTTCAGTATCAGGAACTGATAAAATTGTAGCTAAAGAATCAACTAATTCTCTATTATTTAAATTTGATGCCATGTCATTCATAGCATTTTCGATTTCTTCAAGAATAATTTGCTTAATTTCGGCTTTGTTCATAGCAATGTATTATTATTATAGTAATAAATATATAAAGATTAATTAGGCAAAGTATAATCTATTGTATGAATTAAAATTAATGTACCTATAAAACCACCTACTACTCCAATGCCTGGTTTTTTATACCATTTATCTGAACGATCTATATAATTTAAATGAAGTTGAATTTGTTTATTTAATAATTCTATTTCTTGGTTTTTATATAAAATTATAAGGCTATCCTGTTGTTCTATATGTTCATGTAAAATAATTTGAAATTCAAGATCTTTAATTAATTGGGTTTTAATTGAATCTTGAGTGCGTAGCGTATCTAAAGCCAGGAAAAACTCTTCAAGTTCCATTGCGGGAATCTGAAGAGTATCCTGTGAATAAACAATACTAGATACGCCTAATAATAAAGCGACTAGTAACTGTTTCATGATTTTGCTTTTGGCTTACGTCTGTATTTCTTTTCGAAATTCTTAGTTGTTTGTTTAGCACTTGTAGTATCTTTAACTTGTGCTTTAGTAGCAGCTGCTTTCTTTTTAGCTTGAGAATTTTGCTTTTTAAATCTAATTCTTTCAGCTTCAGCTTGTGCTGCTTTTTCTTGAACTGCTTTAACTTGTTCTTCGTTTTCTTTGACGTCTTGTTTATACTTTTTTTTGTCTTTAGTACTCGCTAATGCAGCGGCACCTCCTACAGCAGCTATAACTGCTAATATCCATTTCCAAATTTTCATGTTTTAAAATTTTACTATATTTAATATTTGTTTAATACGTTCTTCGGTAGAACCTTTAATTGTAAAGTATATTGGCCTATGTTTAAAAATTAACTTTTGAATACATTCATCTATTTCCTTTCTATATTCTAAATCAGTTTCACGTACACCATTATCTTCCATATCTACTCCTTCAGGTGAAATATAAAACATATAATCATATAAATAAATAAACCGTTTAGCATATTCTTCAAATGCATCTCCATCAATTACACTTGTTTTTTTTGCACATTTTGTAAATGCCATAACATCTATAATGGTACGGTCAGTAACAATGTTAGGTTGCATGAGTTCACTTACACGTTCTGCGAGGAAAATTGTTTGTCCTTTGATAGTTGTTTCGTGATTCAATGGTATACCCAATGAACTAAGATACTTACTACGTTCAGTAGCAAATTGATAATCTTTTAATTCAGGAATATCCTGAAGAGCCTTAACAAGTGTTGTTTTACCAACACTCATTGTTCCACAAAAACCTATTTTCATTTAATCTGTATGTTTAACGTATGTTAAAAAATCTTCTAA